TTATGTCAGAGTTTGCCAATACTGAAATTTACTTGGAAGGTGGAACTAAAAAGAGTCGTGATTTTTTCAATGAGTGGTTTAAACGCATTAAAATTTGGAACTTGAAAGATCAGTACTTTAGAGAGTACTACAGAGGTGGAAATATTTTCTTATACAGAGTTGATGGCAAATTTAAAGCTGATGATTTTGCTCTTTTGGTCAAGCAACTTGGCGAAGTGTCCAAAATTAACAATTCTATTCCTGTTAAATATATTTTGCTCAATCCTTTTGACGTTGTGGCTAAGAGAAGCTCTAGTTTTGCAACTGGACTCTACGAAAAAATTCTTTCAGAGTACGAACTCTCTCGCCTTCAAACTCCTGTTACTGAAGAGGATAGAGATATTTTAAATGGTCTTCCACCAAAGGTGAGAGAGCAGATTAAAATAGGAACTTACTTTACGGATGGCTTGAAAATTGAACTTGATCCATCTAAATTAAGTTATTCATTCTATAAAAAGCAAGACTACGAACCATTTGCAGTTCCATTCGGATTTTCAGTGCTAGAAGACATCAACGCTAAATTAGAGTTGAAGAAAATGGATCAAGCAATTACTCGCACTGTAGAGAACGTTATTCTTCTCATCACAATGGGCACAGATCCAGACAAGGGTGGCATTAATGCTAATAATTTGCAAGCTATGCAAGGCTTGTTTAGAAATGAGAGTGTTGGCAGAGTTTTAGTTTCAGACTATACCACAAAAGCAGACTTTATTATTCCAGATCTTAACAAAGTTCTTGGTTCTGAAAAATATAAAGTGTTAAATGAAGATATTAAGCAAGGACTACAAAACATCATTGTTGGCGAAGAAAAATATAGCGCTACAGAAGTTAAAGCTCAGATTTTTGTTGATCGTTTAAAAGAATCTCGCAATGCTTTCTTGAACGACTTTTTGCAAGTTGAGATTAAACGTATAGCTAAAAATCTTGGCTTTAGATCTTATCCTACAGCATGTTTTAGAGACATTGATATGAGAGATCAAACTCAACTCATGAGAGTTTCTAGTCGTTTGATGGAACTTGGCATTCTCACTCCTCAACAGGGAATGGAAATGTTCCAAACTGGCAAGTTTCCAAAGCCAGAAGACATCTCTCCAGCTCAATCAGTTTACATTGATGAGAGAAAAGATGGATACTACAATCCTATTGTTGGCGGCATTCCTTTCATCTCTCCTCCAACTCCAGAAGGCGGCAAAATCAATGCTGCCAACAAAGTGCCTGGACGACCACAGGGAACAACTGGCATTCCCATTGTTAAAGCTGAATACTCTGTTAAAAATATTCACTCCACCATTAAAAAAATGGAGCAAATGAGAGCTTTGGCAGACGCCTCTCTCAAAAAGAAATTTAAAATCAAAACTCTCTCAGAACAGCAGTCTAGCATCTTGGATCAACTGTGCGAGAAAGTTATTGTTTCTAAAGATGTAGAAAATTGGGCATCTTGTGCTAGTTCTTGTGTAAACGACTTTGAACAAATTTCTCTTTTGAAACCAAAAGAGGAGATCTTATCCATTTTAGCGGAGCATCAATTAGAAGATGACTTGTCCGCAGCAATTCTTTACCACTCAAATCAAATCAATGAAAATTAACTTAGGCGACATCAAAGCTCCATTAGAAAAAACTGTTGAATTTAAAAATGGAGAATATGAAATTTCTCTTTCTAAAATGCAACCAAAGCAAGAGTATCTTTACAAGCGCTTCATGAATCACTGCGCTATGAATGAAGAAGATCTTGTGAACACTGCTGGAATGAGCAAAGAAGCTACCATGTCCACATGCGCTATGCAATTTGACAAGATGAAAAAGATGATGATGGAAAAGAGCACTTCTGGAGAACTCACTCCAGCTCAAAAGAAACTTCCTCCTGCACTTCAAAAAGCTATTTTGAAAAAAATGGACAGTCCAGATGACTCTGCTGAGCATGAAAATGAAGAGAGCGACGAAATGGAAAAAACAGAAGAAGGAGAAGATTAATAATTAATGAAGCAATATAAATATACGAGTTCATTTTCATCTCCAATTCGCTTTTGCGCATTGGGCGATGAGTCATTTATTTCTAAAGCTTCACTTGAAAATTTAAAACCTCTTATTCCTCAAGACATTAATTTTTCTGAGAATATTGATTTGTTGGGAGTAGCATTTAATGCTGCTGTTGTTAATAAATTTAATAAAAATGACGATGGAATGGATGCTGTTACAGCATCTCAAGTTGTTAAAAACTTTATTCACAAACCAACAAACATTGAGCATGATAAGAGTCAAATTGTTGGACACATTGTTTCTGCGGGTTTTAGCGAATATGGTCAAGACAGCGCTTTAATCTCTTTGGATAGTGTAGCATCTAGAACAGATGCTTTTAATATTTCTTTGGGAGCTGTTGTTTATAAATATGCTAACAAAGATTTTGCTAGCATGATTCAAAGATCAGTAGATCCGTCCGATACTATTTATCAGCACATTTCTACTAGTTGGGAGATTGGTTTTAATGATTTTACCATTGCAGTTGGCGGCGAAGATTTCTCAGACTGCGAATTAATCACTAATCCAAAACACTTTGAAGAAATGAAAGCTAAACTCAAAGCTTATGGTGGTCCTGGAAGATTGAGTGATGGTTCTAAAGTTTATCGCATTTTAAAAGGAGAGGTTTTCCCACTAGGAATTGGATTCACAACCAATCCAGCAGCAGATGTTAAAGGTTTGTTCTCAGATCAATCCGAATTCAATGCATTTCCAGTTCAAGAAAAAAAATCAATTTTTAACATTAAGCATCCCATCTTTAATGAAAAAAATAAATCTAAAATTTCACAAGATAAAATTCTTGCTGTAAATAACACAAAAATAAAGACTATGGAAGTAGAAAAAATTCTCTTAGAGTTAAAAGATGTTCTTTTGGAAAAGAAATTTTCCGAAGAAGCCGTGGCTAATATGACTAACACATTCGCTGATGCTATCAAGCAGAAAGATGCTGAATACAAAGAGTCTTTGGTTGCCGCTTCAAAAGAAAAAGAAGCATTGGCCGCTGAGCGTGAAGCTCTCAAAGCTTCCATGGCTGAAATTCGTGAGCAGCTTGAAGTTTCCAGTCAAAAGCTTGCTGAATTTGAAGCTTTTAAGAAAATTGAAGAAGGCTTGGCCCGATTCAATTCTCGCATGGAAACTGTTGATCAAAGCTACGAATTAGATGCTGAAGATCGACAATTTTTAGTTCAAGAACTCAAGTCTTTGGATGAAACTGAAGAGAGCTTTGCTTCATTCCAAGGCAAATTAGCAGTTGTGTGGAAACACAAAAACAAAGAAGCCAAAGCTTCTATTGACAAGAGCATTCAAGACAAAATTGATGCTGAAGTTGAAAAGAAAATCGCTAAACTCAAATTATCAAAAGCTTCTGAAGAAAAAGAAGCTGAAAAAGAATCAGAAGAGTCTGACTCAATTCCTGATGCTATCGAAAATGCTGAAGCTTCCGAAGCTGGCATTTCTAGCTCAAATGAAACATCTTCTCGTTCTGAACCATCTCTGCGCGATAAATTCGCAGCAGCTTTTAACCGCAACAACATTATCATTTCCTAATTAAAAAAAAATATGGCACTTCGAATCTTACCATTCAGACAATATCACGAAACCAACGTTATCAACATGTTTGCACTTGATGCAGCACATGTTGGTGAAAGCACCACTGGAACTACTAACGGAGACGCTGGCGTTTTCGTTACCATGAGTTCTGGCAATTTAAACCTTGATACTATCACATTTGATAACACTTATGCATCGTATTTAGGTAAAACAGACTATGCTTTTGTTGGAAATAATTCCTATCCAAGAGTTACCCTCTCCATTAAACCAGCAACATCTGGAGATGCTCTTCTTGGACTCACCCTCAATCAGACTGCTAAAACTGATGAAAATGGAGAAAAACTTCTCTATTATCCTCAGAAAGCTGCTGAGTTACAAGCTGTTCTTCCAGGACAAGCTGTCCCAGTCGCTACCAAGGGCTTTTTCACTATTACTGATGGTGCTTATCTTGGCGCTATTGGTATTGGTAGTGGATTAAAGCTTCCTAGTGGAGTTAGTGGAAAACTCACTGGTTGTGCAATCACTGATCCTACTCGTGTGGCATTCGTCATGGCAACAGGATCTCGCATTCCTTCAACATCCATTCCCGATCAATTCGCAGGAACAACCACTGGCGCTTACGCTATCATTGCTCTCGGAATCTAATCTTAACCCTTTTAAAATATAATGAAAATTACACTCAAAAGAACTCCTGAGCAAATCGAGTTGATCAAGGCCATGGCCTCGAAAAACCGTGCTGTTGCATCAGAAG